AAGTATAGGTGGATGGACAGCAATCAACTAATAGAGAAGTGTAATTGTGAACATTGTATGAATAAAGAAAAACAAATAGAACATGCTAGTAATCACTGGAGATTAATTAAACTTAATCTCAAAGCAGAGAAATGTAAGACACGTAAGAAAGCTATAAAAATATTATCTAAACTTACTTAGAGTTCTGTTTAATCATTAATTCTAGTATTCTATCCAGTTTTTGATGGACTATATCCATTTCACGTATAAAATCCTGCTTCAATACATAGCCACGAATCATATCATCCTCAACACGATTGATTTCATCTTGTAATTTATTAAATCTTCTTTGAATCTTATCATTAAAACCATTTAAAGATTTGATAACACCAGTGAAAGCTGCTAGTCCACTAGTTACAGCAATAGCAATAATTTCTGGGTCCATCAATAATATATACCTCTATTTATATTCTAAGGGATTTAACAACTTAGAATAAGTAGATACACAGTTGAAATTAAATGGCTGCTGCAGAACCTAATATCGAAGGTGCAATTCAAGTAGTAGTAGAAATACTAGTAGGTAATGGATTTGCAAAGACTAGAGCACCCTATGAACCAAATTTTAGAGGTCTGGTTGATTCTTTAATTGATTTAAAAGAAGGATTCCCATCTTTCTCTCCATTGCAGGTAGGTTTTAATGCTACTGCTTTTGAAGCTATATCAGAAAATGATGCTTTATTTATGAGAACAGCTGATGGTCAGGTAGGTAAAGCTATTGCTTCTGATGGAGCATCTGAATTAGCACAAGTTATTGGACTTGCAAACGCAGACACTGGAGCAGGAGATACAGCAAAGGTCATTGTTACAGGAATAAAAAACATGACCGGAGCAAGTTTAGATGCAGGAGATACATTCTTTCTATCTGCAAGTACAGCAGGAGCTATAACAACCACAGCTCCTTCAGGGACTAATAATGCAATAACAAAAGTGGGTGAGGCTGCAAGTGCAACTGAATTTTCTATCGGAATTGATTATCCTATTAAATTAGATTAATGTCTTCAGTAAAAGATCTAGAACCATATAAGAGAAATTTTCAGGGTTTAGTAGATGTTCTAATAGATTTTAAATCTACGAACCCTTCTCCCATAGCTTTTAAAATTACAGGGTTTAGAGCAGAATGTTTTGAAAGTATTACCCAAGGTGATGCTGTATTTTGCAGAGCCAGTGATGGAAAGATTGGTAAAGCCATAGCTAATGATACATTTGATAAAGCGACTGTGTGTGGAATTTCAGAGGTCACTGGAGCTGCAGGAACTGAAATAAGAGTAATAACAGCAGGACAAGTAGCTGTTTCACAGACATTAGATGCAGGAGATACTTTCTTTTTATCACCAACTACACCAGGGCTATTAACTAAAACTGTTCCAACTACCCCTGGACAATACGTTGTAAGGGTAGGAGAGGCAGCTAATACCACTCAATTAATAGTAAGAATTAAGCAACCTTTTTTATTAGCTTAAATTTACCAAAGTTAAAATAGATAATAAAGAGTTTTTATTAAATAAAGACTAGAAAAGTAACATTAAAAGATGGCCGAAAGGAAACCTATAGTTATAATTTCTGGATTACTTCAGGAATTAAATGTTGGAACAGATAAAATTTCCTTCTCCGGTAATTCAACTACTGACCTACCTGAAGGTACTAATCTATATTTTACTAACGCAAGGGCTAGAGGAGCTGTCTCAGTAACTGATGCTGGAGGACAGGGAAGTCTTGCTTACAACAGTTCAACCGGAGTGATCACATATACAGGACCATCCAGTTCTGACACAAGAGGAACTCTAAGTGTAGCCTCTGGAGAAGGATTAACTTACAATGCATCCACAGGTGAGTTTGGAACCAGTGCAATACCTAATTCTCAACTGGCAAATGATGATATAACTGTTGGTAGCACTGCTATTGCCTTGGGTGGTAGTTCTACTACAATTACTGGACTAACAACTCTAACAGTAGGCACAACCGATGCAGCAAATTCTATTAAGATTGATGATAGTGGAAATATTACATTTGAAGGATCAACGGCAGATACAAATGAAACTATATTAACGGCTGCAGATGCGACAGGTGGAGATAAGACTCTTACATTACCAAATGAAACAGGAACTATATTATCAACTGCATCTTCAATTGCTAACAGTAATTTAGCTAATAGTTCTATAGTTCTTGGCAGTGCCACGGTTAATTTAGGAGATACAGTTAGCGGATTATCATTAACCAATATCCAAGCAACAACAAAATTACAGGTAGGAGCAGAAGGAGGAGCTGGTAATATTGTTCTTCACGCTGATAATAGTGGAGGATTTAGTAGAGGTATAACTTTTGAAGGTGCAACTGGAGGAGCAGATGCAAATGAAACATTACTAGCTGTCACTGATCCTACAGCTGATAGAACAATTACTTTGCCTGATGCCACAGGAACGGTTGCGTTGTTAAGCACATTAAGTGTTGCTTCCGGATCTGGTTTAAGTTATGACTCAAGTACAGGAGAATTTTCAACTAATGCTATCCCTAACTCCAAACTGGCAAACACTACTGTTACTGTTGGTACTACTGGTATTGCCCTGGGCAGTAGTGCTACGACGATTGCTGGCTTAACTTCAATAACTTCTGATGCTGTTGTAACTAATGATGATGGTTTTAGAATACGGGACAATTCAGATAATACTAAACAAGTAGCTTTTGAGTGCTCAGGAATAACTGGAAGCACTACAAGAACACTAACTATTCCAGATGCAAGTGGAACAATTGCTTTAGTTGGTGGTGGAACAACTGTGTTTGCAGATGATGTTTTTAGAGTTACTGACAATAGTGATGCTAGTAAAAAACTAGCTTTTGAATGTTCTGGAATTTCAGGTAGTACAACTCGAACTATGACTGTTCCAAATGAAAATGGAACAATCAGTACAGAAAGTTTTGCTACTGCAATAGCAGTGGCTTTAGGATAGTATTATGGCAACCCAAGTACAATTTAGAAGAGGAACAACAGGTCAGCATTCTGCTTTTACAGGAGCAGTTGGTGAAGTAACTGTAGACACTGAGAAGAAAACTGTTTGTATACATGATGCAGCCACAGTAGGTGGATTTCCTTTATTACTAGAAGATGGAAGTAATTCCAATTTTAGTTTAGGTTCATTATCCAGCTGTGCTTTAAAGTTCGCTGGAGATCCTGATACTGGTTTGTTTAGCCCAGGACAGGATCAAATACAACTAGTAACCGGAAGCGTTGCAAGAGTTAAAATAGATTCATCTGGTGTGGTTACAATACCTGGAAACCTCACTATAGGCGGTAATCTCAACGTGTCTGGATCAAGCACCATCGGTGATCAACTCGCTCTCATACTCGCTCTAGGATAATATGGCAAACACCTTTAAAATAAATACGAAATCTTCGGTAAGTAATGCTGGAACTGGTAATACAGCGACTAATGTTGTTACCGCAGGAGGATCATCAACATTAGTTTTATTAAGCTGTCTTATATCAAACAAGACAGGAAGCAGTGCTAATGTGGATGTATTTTTAGTTACAGCATCTGGAGATGATGTTTTTATAATTAAAAATGCTCCAATACCTGCAGGCTCTTCGTTAGAAATAATAAGTGGATCAAAAATAATAATGCAAGCAGGTGATGTATTAAGGATAAATTCAGGAACTGCTAGTGCTTTAGATGCTGCTGTCAGTTATCTAGATCAAACTTAAGGGGGTATAACACATGGCTCTTAATACAGTAAGTTCAGATAGACTTTCTACAAATGTAAAGAATACAAACTTTACTTCATCTGAAAAACAAGACTTAACAAATGATTTAAAACCTTTACTTGCAGTACAAGATTTTGCTGATGATATAACACCTTTACTAGGAGCATCTGGTGGTGGTAATAAAAATTTAATAATTAACGGAGCTATGCAAGTAGCTCAACGTGGAACTTCATCTACAGATTTGTATTATCAAACAATAGATAGATTTAGAACTTCATATGGAAACATTGGAAGTGTAGCTCTTACTCAATCACAACAACAATTAACATCAAGTGATACTCCATACTCAAGTGGATTTAGATATTTTTATAGAGCAGCTTTAGCAGGTGCTGGATCAGTCAATTCAAATGGTTTTATAGGTATTTCACAAAGATTAGAGGCACAAGATATTGCACAATCTGGATGGAATTATACATCAGCATCAAGTAATATAACGCTTCAATTTTGGTTTAGATGTAGTACAAATCAAACTTTTTATGCAGTTTTAGAAACTACAGATGGAACAGCACAAAGTTACCCTTTTGCATTTACAGCATCAGGTAATAATACTTGGACAAAAATAACAAAAACAATCCCTGGTAATTCAAATTTGCAATTTGATACAGATACACCAGCAAATGGAGCAGCACGAGGTCTTAAAATTGGATTTACCCCTTGGTATGGAACAGACTATACAGGATCTAAAACTGTGGATGCCTGGAGTGCTTATGTTGGTGCTGCTGAATATCCTGACTATGCTTCTACATGGTTGACTGCTGGGGCATCTACCTTTGATATTACAGGAGTTCAATTAGAGGTAGGTAATGTAGCAACAGAGTTTGAGCATAGAACATTTGGTCAGGAGCTTCATCTGTGTCACAGATATTTTGAAAGAGTATCTATGTATCTCAGTACTAATGGTTATCCTTTTATATATCAAAGAGAAAAAAGAGCAGCAGCTGCAGTAACCTCCCCAGATGCAGGAGGTACTTTTCATCTTGCAGGGGTTACACCTTCATCAACCTCTATGTGGGTAAGAAGAACTGGTGGTGGTGGCCAGTATACTGTAGACATTGATGCGGAGATTGCATGACTTACACATACAAAAAAGTAAAAGACATTAACGGAGCTGATTCTACAACTATGATCTTAAGAAAAGAAGATCATATTTTTATTCCTTGTGATGAAGGAAATAGGTATTATCAAGAATATTTAGAGTGGGCAAAAACTAATACAATCGAATCAACAACTTGGGATGATATTAGATCTGTAAGAGATGATATATTACAATCCACAGATTGGACAATGATAACTGGAGCTAGTGTAGATCAGGCACAGTGGGCTGCATATAGACAAGTGATAAGAGATATTCCTCAAACTTATAAAGATAAAACTCCTGATGATGTTGTATGGCCAACACAACCTTCTACTGCTGGTCCTAATACATAATCCAGAAGATTACTCCCTGTAAAATAAGAACAGAAAAAGAATATAGTAGTTAAACAGTCATGCCATATCTTGGAAATGACCTAAGAGCAAACGAAGATT